ATAACTCAATTGACTCTATCGTCACTGACCCACCATACGGAATAGACTTTCTCGGTAAAGCGTGGGATGCCAATACAGGCAGCATCGACACTTATAAAGAGTGCTTACGAGTATTAAAGCCTGGTGGACACATCTTAGCCTTTAGTGCAGCCCGGACCTATCATCACCTTGCTATTACATTAGAGCAAGCAGGCTTCGAGATACGCGATCAGATTATGTGGATCTACTCATCAGGCTTTCCTAAGTCACAAGACGTTGGTAAGAGTATTCAACGCGGATTAGGCGTTAAGGAAACAAAAAGTCGCCCCGACTTAAAAAAGACCGGCGTGGGTCTCGACAATTGGAGTAAGAATTTAGATGGCGGATCCAGTACAGAAAGTGGCGAAGAGACTGTCTGTACAGACGCACCTGCGCTTAAATGGCAAGGTTGGGGCACAGCATTAAAGCCAGCGCACGAACCTATTGCATTGGCGCGTAAACCTATAAAGACCAGTATTAAGGATAATTGTATCAAGTATGGCACAGGCGCACTCAATATTGATGCTACTCGTGTCGAGTATGCTGATGCTGCTGATAAGGCATTTATTGTCAATACCAGCAAAACATTTGAACAAACTGGCACTAAGTGGACAACCACATTCGATACTAAAGATGCAACCCCAGATAGTTATAGTGTAAATGAACAAGGCCGCTTCCCAAGTAATGTGATTGGTGAGATTACGGAACCATACCAGAAGTATTTCTATTGTCCTAAAGTCAGCCGCAAAGAAAGACATATTGGACACGAGACGCCTCCTGCTATGTTTGGCAATGTGCAAGGAGCATATGGACCTGATGGCAACAGAATGGCAGTGGGCCTCGATGCTCGCGCCAATCCTCCGACGGTTACCGAAATGGTCGAAGATATGGGCGGCCATTATATAGATCACGATGGCAGTAAGTTAGAAGGATCGAAGGAGCACGGCACTAATATATGGCTACCGGTGATCGGAATGACTAAATTGCACGGCATAAAAATGCTATATGAAAATTGGTGCATAGCAAATAATAAAACTCCTAATGTCGGCAACAACCATCCTACCGTAAAGCCTATTGAACTAATGAAGTATCTGATTAAACTTGTCACACCCGCTGGTGGCACGGTATTAGATCCGTTTAATGGATCGGGTTCAACAGGATGTGCCGCAGTGGAATTAGGCTACAACTATATTGGTTGCGAGTTGGACCCAGCATATGTGGCGATTGCCCTAAAGCGTATTGCAGCCTGGAATAAAATAGATGCCTTGCAAGGCGAACTATTCGAGAAGGAATAATTATGGCAAGACCATCCGCAAGAATAATCGCATCATATTTTGATGGCGTTAAAGAGATCGAGATAATGGATAGACCCGAAGTTTACTGTGTATTATATCAAGGTAAACCTATTAGTTTGCGATATAATACTTATAAACTCGAAGCAGCTCCCAAGCGATATCCACGCACGGCATTTACTACATTAGCGCCTTGCGCTAATTTAGTGCGCTTGTTGAATCAGCAGTTCGAAACTACCGACTTTACTGCAAGTAAGAAACTATAAATATAACTTATGGCACAACACAGAAAACAACCAAAAACAGGAACTGTTGTTAAGACAGGAATTATGATGGGCCGTGCTGGCACTGTTGTACCGCAAGATGATGTAGAGATGTGGGCCAGCTTGGGCTGCACTGATAAAGAGATTGCAGATTATTATGGCGTTAATGAAGATACCTTTCGTTATAACTGTGATTTAGCATTAATTAAAGGCAGGCATCAACTACGTATTGGATTACGCCGTGCACAGCTAAGAGTAGCAATGGATGGTAATCCTACTATGCTCATATGGTTAGGCAAGAATATGCTTAAACAAAGCGAGCAAGGCCAAGCTACAGGCGAAGCTGGTGTACTACCATTTAGTGATGATATAGATGATATTATCCTAGATGATGTTGAAGACGTTATAGATGAGGATATAAACGATGAATAAGTTCTTTAAGGATTCAACAGGAGAATTTAGTTTAACACGCTTCTGGACATTTATTTGCTATTCGACTTGCACATATATTATGATTAAGAATGTCGATACGCTCGACTGGTCTATGCTTATGGCATATGCAGGTGTAGTGGGCGCAAGCGATCTTGCTAAAAAATGGATCAATAAGAATGCCACTAAGTAAGCCGCAGGCTGAGATTGCTAAAGATGGACATCGCTGGCGTGTTGTCGTAGCGGGAAGACGCTTCGGCAAGACACACCTAGCATTGCGAGAGTTAGCCCGCTTTGCACGATTCCCTAATCAAACAGTATGGTACATTACTCCTACTCGCCAACAAGGTAAAGGTATTATGTGGGAGAAGCTTAAAGCTAGACTTATGAATATCGGATGGGTTAAGCGCATTAACGAAAGCGATTTAACAATCTATCTCATTAATGGATCCGAGATTGGCATCAAGTCTAGTGAACAGCTAGATAGTTTACGTGGACGTAGTTTATCGTTCGTTGTAGTAGATGAGTTTTTCGACTGTCATCCAGACTTATGGAGTCAAATATTACGCCCTAGCTTATCAGATCAGCGTGGATCAGGCTTATTCATTGGTACTCCGAAAGCCGGTGCAGACTGGGCTAAAGATTTATATGACAATGCACTTACTAATAAGGCCTGGCGTAGTTTTAGTTACACTACAATCGAGGGTGGTAATGTAGACCCAGAAGAAGTAGAGCAAGCGCGATTAGACTTATCACCTAAGGTATTTCAGCAAGAATATGAAGCAAGTTTCGTCTCATTCTCGGGCGTAATATTCCCAGACTTCGGTGAGCACAATATTGCTACGGTGGCAAAAGCCGCGCCAAATGAGATGTTGCATATCGGGATGGACTTTAACGTAACGCCCGGCAGTGCTGTAATCGGCCGTATGCGATTAGACAAATTAGAAGTATTCGATGAATGTTATATCGACAATAGTAATACCAGTGAGATGATAGATGAATTAAGACGGCGTTATCCTACTAATCCTATTACAGTATATCCGGACCCTAGTGGTATACAGCGCAAGACAAGTGCTAACGGCAACACGGATATTAAATTACTAGAGATGGCAGGATTTACTGTGCGTCATCATAGAGCACATCCACTAGTGCGCGACAGGATTAATGCTGGTAACAGTTTATTCTTTAAGCGTGATAATGCAACAACAAGATTTACAATAGATCCTGGCTGTAAGACAACAATACGCTGTCTTAAGAATTGGGCATATAAAGAAGGAACAATGCAGCCAGATAAGAATGCTGGCTTCGATCACGGCTGCGATGCACTAACATATATGGTAGAGTACGTATTTCCTATTAAAAAGCCGCAAAAACCTCAAGCGCCACAACGCTTTACACGCAATTAAGAGATTTAATTGTATAAATATTGAATAAATTAGGACATATATGGCAGACATCTTATTACAACAGGCATACACTAGGGCAATGAGCACTAACAATCTATACCAGCGATCAATCGACCGTTGGAGGTTCTTATTAGATTCGTACGTGGGCGGAGAAGATTATCGCCGTGGTGCATATCTTACTCGTTATCAACTCGAGACAGATAGTGAGTACAGCCAACGCCTACGCAATACTCCATTAGATAATCAATGCCGCAGTCTTATCAGTCTTTATGTTAGTTTTATCTTCCGTGATGATCCAGAGCGCGAATTTAATGCAATGGACAATGATCCTACTATCGAAGCAATCCTCGAAGATGCCGATTTAGATGGCCGCAGTATCGATGCATTTATGAAAGAAGCAAGCATTTGGGCCAGCGTATTTGGTCATACTTGGATTGTAGTAAGTAAGCCTAATGTGCAAGCATTAACTCTTGCAGACGAGATAGCACAAGGTGTACGCCCTTACCTAAGTATTATAACTCCATTATGTGTTACCGATTGGCGTTGGGAACGTCAGCCTAATGGTAGCTTTGAACTAAGTTACATTAAGTATGTTGAAGAAGTTAATGATACTGTAAATGTAGTTAAAGAGTGGAGCAAGGATGTTATTTGCACTACTGTAATTAGTTTGAAAGATAAAGTTGCAACTGATTATTATGAAGAAGTTAATGAGCTAGGCCGTTTACCATTTATCTGCTTATACGCAGAGCGTGGTATCGTACGTGGCTTAGGTATGAGCCTTATTGAAGATACAGCCGATCAACAACGTGCAATTTACAATGAACTAAGCGAAGTTGAAAGCAGTATTAGACTAGACTCCCACCCATCACTAGTGTGCACAAGCGATACTAACGTTGGTACAGGTGCCGGTGCATTGATCCATATGCCAGAAAATATGGACCCAGCATTAAAACCATATGTCTTAGAGTTTAGCGGCGCAACTGTAGATAGTATCTATAAAAGTATCGAAGAGCGTAAGAAGATGATTGATTCAATGGCATCAGTTGGATCTATTCGTGTTACAGAGACACGCGAAATGTCCGGTATTGCAATGCAAACAGAGATGACCTTGCTTAATGCACGTTTATGCTCTATTGCAGATAATATTGAACTTGCAGAAGAACAAATATGGCAAGAGATTTACACATACTTGGGCGTGCAGTGGGATGGAACGATCGACTATCCAGGTAATTTTGCATTACACAATTTAGATAATGAATTAGACCAATTGGCTAAGATGAAAGATCTTACTGCTAATCCTCTAGTGCAAGATGCAATTGATAAGAAGATTGCCGAAATACTAGATATCGAGCAGATAGAAATGGAAGCCGGAGATGTTGTCGAAGGTGAAACTATTATAACTCCGCAAGGCCAAGTATTACCAGGCCCGTTCGCAGATACAGCGGGAT